GATACCAGCCGCTTGGGATGCGGAGCTGGAGTAGGTGATTGACCCCACGTTAAGGAGAGCATTACCATTGAGGTCAAAGTCCGCACCCATCGTGTTGGGGCTTGTCCCGTCACGGGATACGGTGTTCTCCATGGCTGTCTCAGTCAAGGCCCCATTGGCATTGATGGTGTTGACCGCTGAGGTCTCGTTAGCCAGGGAGGTTAAGTCGGCGTGAGTTAGCTTAGCCATGTGTCACCTTATGCGTAGAAGTTCGGGACTTTGTTAGCCGTACCAATGTAGTTAGATTGGTAGTGGATATCAACAAAGTGCAGGAACGGCTCGTTAGGACTACCACCCGTGATGGTGGGCAGTGCGGTCAGAGATACTCTCACAAGGATGAGGCCATCAGGCTCAAGGTCATCTGAGTCAATCTGTGTCCCACCCGGAGTTGCAGCCGAGAGCTGAACTTCATCAATGAAGTGCTCATACCGAGGGGTGGTGGTTATATCCGTGGTAGCGGTAGTCGTGGAAACCACCTTCTCCGCCGGGAATATCTGCTGGTGATGCCCCTTGGCGTACATATGGGTATACTCCCACGTACAGTTACCAGAGATAGCGGTCCCGTTGTGGGACCAGTGGGCGTGGATATAGATATCCGTACCCGGAGCGTAGTCGTGAGGCATGTGGAACTCCAGCATGACCTCATCCCCTGAGGAGAAGGCGAACTGATCGACATTCCCCCCTTGGTAGGCGGTGAGGGATGGGGCGGTAGGGCCTGTTCCACGAACAGTGATGATCCCTATCATATCCTTCCACACCAGCTCTTGCCAGCCAACAGCGTTGGCACCATCAGCTACTAGAATCCTACCCTTGTCCTCACCCGTGGAGGTGGTGCCAGTATCCCCCGGCAAGCCAGTACAACTAGTCAGTGTACCAGAGGAGGGAGTTCCTAGAACTGGAGTAACTAGTGTGGGACTGGTAGCAAAGGCCAAGGCCCCCGAACCCGTCTCATCCGTAACCGCAGTTATCAGATTGGCTGAGCTCGGTGTGGCTAGGAAAGCCCCAACACCAGTGCCCATCCCGGTAACGTCCGTGGCTACGTCCACTCCCTGCCATGAGCAGGTGTTATCACCATCTTCCTGGAGGAACTTAGTGCCCCCAGCCTCCCCCGTGGATGCAATCTCTGTGCCCTCAAGGGCAGAGAAGGCTCCTGACGCAGCGCCATCAGCCACATACACGTCGCCACTGGTAGCAGCGGCTACACCCTTGGGCTCGTGGAGACCGTCTGTTTCTGACAGGTTGCCGTGTTCAACGTTATGTGACATTCGTTATTCCTGAATTAGATGGGCCGTCCCTGGCCCGAAAGTTTCCTTAGCTTGTGGTAACGGTATCCCGTGCCTGCGAGAAGTAGATATAGTCGATATGTACATCCGTCGCAACATCAGCATCATCACCCGAATCACCCCAAATGTAAGGGATGAGAAGTGACGTAGTGGCAACCGCAGTAGTGGTGGTAGTCTGAAGAGTACCATCCACATAGAAACGGGCGTCACCAGTAGCGTCAACCTCGATACGCAGCACCTGATACGTAAGGGCAGTCGGCCCCGCAGTCAGAGCTTCTTCAGCAGCCGCATTACCAACAGTCCCACCATTGGTGGAACAAGCCTGCCACTTCGTAGTGGCTGTGGCATCCGTCGAGAAGACGAAGGACACGGCATTAGTAATACCGGCGTCATCAGTGATCGTACCCGAGTTCACCTTGTAGTTAGCCACCTCTGTGGCGTTAGCCAAGACGTCACCAAAACCAAATCCCCAGCTTGTACCGGTGATCTGATCGAAGGTCACACGAGTCTCAAAGACAAGCTGCCCCTGAGAGACGAGACCACCCTTAGCGAGTAGTATGAGGCTGAGTACCGTTTTGTCATTGGCACCGCCAACCCCGCCAGACCCCATAGCGATCTGTCCCTCAGGGATACCAGCCACTGTAGCAGCAGCCGTAGCATCTCCGTCACTCCCCTCAAACACAATCCAGTTGTCGGTCGTGTCGATGGTAGCACCGAGGAAGTCATCGAAGAGTTCTACGCGAGAACGGTTACCCAGGGAGCCTACAGACTCACCTCCTTCAGAGCCCGTGACTATGTCACCAGAAGCGGTGAGAGTCCCGGCGACAGTAACCGCACCCGTGAGGGTGGTCGTACCCCCACTAGTAAGTGTCCCGGTAGTCGTAACATCAGCCGCCTCAAGCTCCATCCCGGAGAAGTCCATGCTATTTTGTTTACTTTTAGCCATAGTTTTTCCTTTGGGTTCAGGGGGCCGAAGCCCCCGTCACCTGTTGCTTAGAGCGCGACCGCAGCGACGTCAGCCATTGCCGGTTCGATGTACTCAACGGTGATCAGAATCTTGCCAGCCGTAAAGGCAGCAGTGTCCCACTCAACGCAGATCACACAATCCGACAGAGAGACCGTGCCAACCGGAGTACCAACGACAGTCGTGCCGCCAGTATCAAGCTGAGGAATCGCCACGCCGATGCTGTCAATGTCGTCAATCACTGGAGTAGCAAGCACGCCACGTCCCCACAGACCAATGTCCAGGGTAGACGAGGAGCCAGCCGCAGCAACCAACACCTGAACGTAGGCATCCGTGATGATAGACCCACGCTTGATCTGAGCTGCCTGGATGGGCGTGTTAGCGTCCGTCGCAGCAGTCGTCACATCAGCAAGAGTAACAAGCAGGGTCTGAGTTTTCTTAACTCCATTACCAGCATGCACACCAGCCGACTCGTTATCAGACGTGTGAGTACCAAACTGCACTCGGAGTCCGTCAGAGTTATTCCAATCTGTTCCACCTCTAGCCATGATATTCTCCTTTAGACCGCAGTGTTGGTGCAGATGGTAACCATGTTTTCAGGACGGAAGAAGCTGACGCCATACCGAGCCGTAGTAACATACTCTTCACGCTGAAGATCCTTGTTGTACTCCGCGTCGACTTCAGGCATCTGCCTCCAAGCACCGACGAAGGGAACAACGGAAGCATCCGCTGAGAAGAACTGGTTAACAACATTGGCGGTTGGGATATTAGTCGTCCCATCAACCGTGGTATCAGAGATACTCGGAAGATAGTTGGATTCCCAAACGTCAAAACCGTACACGTTCCTGATGAACTTCATGCCGGTGGTGATACCCGTAGTAACGATCCCCTCCCACTGAGGGTTGTTGGAAACGTTAGCGAGGTTGGTGAGAGTCGAGAGAGTGTAGCCAACAGACGGATCGACAATGGCGATCATGTTGTTCATCGGGACGTTGGCCTTCTTAAGGGCCAGACTCGCCAAGGCGAAGTCGGTAACGTCGATGATGTTGCTAGTACCCTGACCAATGAGACGGTGACTGCGACCATTGATCGCATTCGGGTCTTCCGTGGTCTGACCACTCTCCGCCAGGGCGAAGATGTCGGTCTCAAGCTTCTCTTCGATGGCACGCCGTTGCTTAGGCACGAAGGAACTCACAAGCTGACTCATGTAGAACATATCCTGCATGGCCTTCTTAGTGATGAACGTACCCGAGCTTACGTACTCGGAGATGGTGAACTGGAATTCACCTGTGTCGAGAGCATCGTACTGGACGCTGCTATTCTCTGTGTAGTCACGGACGGTAGCCTCACCAATCGAGGGGATGGTGAAGGTATTGCCTTCGGGGAAATCCGAAAGCCACCGAACGTAACGCTGTGCTGATAACTCGTCAAGGAGAACATCCTTCAGTTCTCGGGACCAAACTTCCTGACGAGTAAGCAGTTGCGTGTTGCTCGTAGTGTGAGCCATTAGCTATTACTCCTAGTTAAAGAAGTCATCACCTTGCTTATTAGCATCGGCCATCATGGCTGAGTACTGCTCCTTGTATAACCTTGGGTTATCCTTGGAAAGCTTCCGGTAGTACTGGTAGTTGCGTACCCCGGTGTCGGTGAGACTATCTGTACGCACTGTCCCCTTAAGGGAGGTCGGCGTATGTTCCTGTGGTTGTGAAGCTAGCCCGAACATAGTGAGGACTGCTTGAGGCGAATTCTGAGATAACTGACGCAAAGCCTCGGGACTTAAACCCATCTCCCTAGCTTTCGTATCAACTATATCTGTAGCCTTCTCCCCAAACTCCGCTCGCAGCTTCGACTGAACGAGGTCTTCGTTAGCCTTAGTGGTCTGCGCCGTAGTCCGAGCGTCAAGTCGCGTATCGACAAGTTTCTCTAAAGCTTCGGTATCAACAACAGGCGGGGGTGTCCCGTCAGGTTTATTACCGGCTTTGAGCTCAGCTAGTACATCCTCGGCTGACATGCGTTTGTCAATCTCGGTACGGAATTGAGAATTCTCTTGCTCAAGCTTGGCGATGTAAGTTTGACCTTCCATCCCGCCCTTGAGAGCCTCCTCTACCGTCTTATACTTCTGAGCTCCGTCAGCGTTTACGATCTGGGCTAGCTGGTCTGCGTACCCTTCGTTCACTGGCGTAGTTGCCTGTCCGTCTGTGGTCTGGTCAGACCCGAAAACATCACTCATCGTCTTTAGTCTCCTCTCGGTCGAGAGATAAGGTGCTTATGAACTTAGTGAGTATACGTTGCTCACCTAACTTCGCAGCATGGAAGAAGGGCCATGATGCCTTATCATAGGCTTCCCTCTTCCTCATCGCCGTTTCTGAAACCTTTAGGTCTGCTTTCAGAAGGGCTACAATCCTGTCCAACAACTCCTTGTTGTTCGCTAAGTACGCCTTGTACTTCTCTTTGTCGTTACCTCTGAGGCCACGAACTAGATCACTGCTGATCCTCAAACTCAATGTCTTCCTCCTCCTCAGTCAACGGGGTCTCCGCTGTCTGTTGGACTGACTTCTGTAGCTCTGATGCCAGAGCCTCCCCTTCTGCCTGCTCTTGCAGGGCAGCCCAGGGGGAGAAGATAGTAAACTTCTCTAGCCCGAATACTTCCTCAGTCATGCTGGTTAGGCGTTTCCCCGAAGTGTGGGGAGCCACGAGGGCAGCCATGGGAGAGCTAAAAAAGTTATTCATGTTTTGAACCAACTGGGATTGGGCGGCAAAGTGCCGTGCTCCGATTGGCCGTAGCTTGCCCGATGCGGTGATCTCCTCCCGAGTAATCTCCAGAAACTCGGTAACGCCAACGTCATCATCGAGAACACGCACGCCGGATTCATCATGCGCACATTTGCCATCAGT